TAAGAGCAGCGTAGAATATTTCTCCACTTCCAAGGGAGCCGTTAACGCCCTCGATTGTGCGTCTACCCATTCTTGCAGACGGGTAGAATAGCTTTCTGCCGCTTGGTAGTTCAATAGTCATCGCGCCGCTCTCATATCGAAAAACAATACTCGAAACATCGTCTATCCTATAAACTTGTTCGCGTCTCGTTCCGATACATCTTTTGGCGCAATCTTCAAGCGAACGCCACAAAGATACTACTTTTTTATTAGCTTCTCTCCATTTTGACAATATTTGAGGTTTTTCTTCATCTGTTAACGCTTTCTTAATATCCATTGTGGTAAGCGCGTTAACACCGCCCCCGTACCCTAATGCAAGCTCCGCAACCTTCCCTCGCTGCCTTAAGTCATCGCCCTTGTGTACTGGAACGCCGAACATTTTAGATGCGGAGGCACAATAAATATCGGCTTTCGGGTCGTTAAATAAGTCTAAACGCCATTGCTCGTTTGCAACCCATGCAATTACTCGGGCTTCAATCGCCGAGAAGTCAGCTACGGAGAACGTGTACCCCTCGGGGGCAATAAACGCGGTACGTATAAGCTGCGATAGTATATGCGTAGGCTTGTCGTATATAACTTCCATCATGTCCAAATCGTGCAGCTTCGCAAGGTCTCGTGCGCCGTCCAAGTCTTCGATGTGGTTTTGCGGTAGGTTCTGTAGTTGAACCAGGCGCCCAGCCCATCGCCCGGTACGGCTCGCGCCATAGTAACGGAATAGCCCTCTAATACGGTTGCCCCGTCCGGCACTCGCCAGTATAGCGGTATATTTGGCATTCGATGTTTTACCTATCTCCCTGCGTAGGTCGATAACGTCTAACACTGCTTGCTTATCCTCGTCAGTAACGTTTTTAAGGCTCGCTATGGTCTTTATCACCTCCTCGATGTTAGTCTTATTGAGGGAATCGATAACCACGCCTGTACGCTCTTTAATGAAGTTCTTTAGCTGTGGCATGGACTTTAGAGAACTTAACCCGAATTCCTTTTCGGCTTTCTCGGTGAGACGCGCTTTATATTCTGCGTCCATATCTTGCGCGGCGTGCGCCAGCTTGAGGTCTGCCAATATGCCGTAGTCGTTTATACGCTGGTCTGCTGCATAGATGCGTTGTTCTTCTTCCGGGAATTCAAACCGGGACAACTTACCGAATATTTCCTTTTCTGAAAGCACATCATAACGTAGGTAATCTATGAACTCTTTCCAGTCCTCGGGGGCGTGTTCCGGTAGGTTACGTGTGCGACCTCCGTTCGTTTTGGTAGGTTTGCAAGGAATAGAAAAATAACGGATAAGGTTTTTGCCCGTGCCCTTCTTCTTATCGTCAAGGTTCAGAATATTGGATACCGCTTCCAGTGATGCCGGCATACCGCAATACAATGACATGTTAGCCGTACAGAAAAAGCGCATAGGGCTTATGTCAAACCCATATTCACGCAAACAGATACGCTCAAATGTAGCATTGTGTGCTACTATCACAACGTCCTCGTTGTTCTTTACATACTCGAACAAATCGTAAAACTCGGTCAGTCCTCCGGGCTTTGTTAGGTCAATAATTGAAACGTCCGTATCGGTGTCCCACATGTAACCGCAAAGGAGTATCTCGAAATTCTCGTCCTCACAGTATTTATAGTTACCGGCGCTTTTAATGTCCGTTTCGGAATACGTTTCAAAGTCAATAAACAGATGTCTCATAACGCATTATTTTAATTGTTAATACTATTATAACGGCAAAGGTACGACGATGTTTTTAATAAACAAGAAGAAAGGCTACTAATTGCATTTATTTAACAATTAGTAGCCTTTTAACTTAATCGGCAAAAATAGGTGAGTAGAAAATAAAGCCTCTTTTTTCGTTCAGAATAACGTATGTCTGTTGCGGTTCTTCGTATGCCAGCCCGTGCCCCATTGCGAATGCGTCGAAACCTTTTAAAGAGCCGTTAACACAAACCTCTTTAGTATACACCATTTGGTGGTAGTGTCCTATAAAGGCTTTATCAATTTGTATTGTTTGGTTCATTTTGGCGTACCAGCGCATCATTGACGGGTAAATACCTCCGATACCCCCAGCCGTGCGGAATTGATGCCCGTGTGCAAATAACACTTTCTTTCCGTACACGTCGATATAAGCAAATTCACTTTCCGGGATAATGAAGCTAAATTTGGTAAGCCCCATAAGTGTTAGGGCGTGTTCGATGTCCTTGTACATAAAGTACTCGTAGTTCATCTCGAAACCGTTGCTAAACTGCATCTTTTTTGTAGTTCTTGAATGGTTTCCGCAAATACCGATGACAGTTATCTTTTCAAGTCCCGGCAGTTGGTCGTGCAAATACTTAAGCCCGGAGATAATTAGGTTCTTAGCAAAGTTAACTCCGCGCATAGGCGACATGCTATTTGTTTGCTCGAGTTCGGGGTGAATGTATCCGCCTATCATATCGCCGATTAAACCAATAACTAGGTTATCTACTGGCTTTTTCTTTATCATGTACGCGGCATTCGCAAAGAAATTAGTGATACGCTTTTCTGCGATATCCTTGTTATACTCGTTTTTGCCCAATACTGTAGAGGCTTTTACCACTTCGTCGGCATGCCAGTCAGACGCGATGAGAAACCCGGTATTACCCTCGTCGAGTGATGTCTTTTTCTTCGGTGCGATGTGTACCAGTTCGACGAGCGGCGCGTCTTTCTTCAAACCGATAATACCCTTTAATTCTTCTTCGTTGTAATAGCTTTTAAGCTCCTCTATCAACGGGTCTACCTCTACTGTAGGTTGTTGTACGCCCACAACTGCTTTGCCTTCACGGGCAGCCCAATATGCCTTGTTGACCTTATTATATTTTCTCAACGGTTTGCCCGTTGCCTTTGAAATTCTAACACCTTCCGCGTTTACGTATGAATCGTATTTCCCCATTTTTGCTTTTTATTTTTTGGGCGGCTGTTACACCGCCCAGTTATTAATCTGTTTAATTGAAATGTTAGATGAAAAGGTCGTCGTTCTCGTCTTCAAAATCGAAATCGTCAATGCTTGTTCCGCCGTCCAGTCTTTCGTCGTCTCTCGTCTTCTGCACACCGTTCAAACCTACACCGATACCGTATTTCCCGGCAAACTCATAAGGATAGAAAGATACGGCTACATTGCCCCAAGAACCGCTATAAACCCCATTCGGGTCTGTGATGTACTGTTTCTTACCGTCTATTACGATAGGCGCGCCCTGCTTCTCTTTGCGCTTTGCGTTGATAAAGTAGCAACCCTGATACTCTGCGCCGTCTTTTTCTTCGTCCCCGTCTCTTAATGGGTTCGTCCATACCTTCGGGTCTTTACCGTTCAGTTTCGGGTAACGGGCTTTCAACCCCCTAAATTCTTGTTCTATAGCTTCCTTAATCTTTGGGACTTCCGGGCTATCCTTCGGAATCAATAAGCATACACTGTAACTTGCTTCTCCCTGTCCGTTGACTTGTTGCGCTTCAAACAATCTAACATAACTCAATCTCACGTTCTTAATCATTGCTTTCATAATAAACTTGTTTTATTGTTTTTGCCCTCTAATCGGTTCGGGCGTTCCGTTTTTAATTTGATGATGCAAAGATAGCAAATAAATCAATAGGTTGTTTACTCTGTTAACCTTGTTTAACTTTAAAAGTCTTTGGTGCTATTGAAATAGCATAGTCTAAGTCTCTTTGGTCTGCCACCCATACGATAAACTTCGGGTCATTTTTGTAGTCTGCTCCAAAGGCATATTTATTTAACAATTTAATGGCTTTAATCTCGTCCGCGCTGAACCCCTCTATAGCTATCAAAAGATTTTGCATGTCTTTAGAGGTTCTTTCGAGTTCTTTCTTACTCCAGGTGCGGAATTGTTTTTTATTCCAAAACTTGGTTCTTTTTTGAATCTCTTTCTCTGTTAAAATACCGTTGTTACTTTTCATATCGTTTTGTTTTTAAATTGATAATGCAAATATAACGCTTTATCTGATAGGTTGGTTCTTTCGTTAACTTCTTTTATGAATTTAATTCATCGAAGTCATCTATAGTTGGGCTTAGCTCCTCGCGCTTATCGCTTTCCGGGGCTAACGTTGGCAGTCCTTGCGGCTTGACTATCAACCCGTCAAGAGTTGCGGCGAGCGGTTTCTTACCAACCAGGCGTTCGAGGTCTCCGATACCTTTCAACTTTCTGTTAGTTACATCCTCGGTTGAGAAACCTAAAGCTTTTAGGCGTTCTATGGCTGTTTCCGTGTCGTTTATGATACGTACCGACCTGCCTTCTACGAGTTTCCACCCCTTGACCTTTTCGCCCCGTGTGGCGGCTTGCATTGCGAAAGTCTTGACCGATGCCAGCCAGTCGGTGAACATATCGGACTTGCTTAGTATATCGCCTATCTCGTCAAGCGTTAATGCCTTGGTGTCCCCGTGTGTCTCGAACTCACTAACTAAAGCGTCTCTCTGTGCCCTGCATTGCGCTTTGAACTTGCAGAACTTACAATGGCTACCTACTTTGGTTTCCCCTTGTCCTGCCCATGCCTTTTCGGCAGTGGGACGTAGTACGTGTATCGCCCAGTGGGTCAAGTCCCGTGCGGACATCTCGAATACCGAGTAATTGCCTAACCGTACTTGTGCGATGTGCATACGTACTTTTTGAATCTTGGAGCGGTGCGATGGTTCTAAGGAGTTAAGCACCCCAATAGCGTACATCATTAACTGGCTATTTCCGTTAGCGTCCACTTGTACGCCCTTTCCATATTTTAGGTCTATGATGTTTAGAACCTTTTCACCCACTATATCACAGTCACAGCTACCGAAACACTCGGGAACGTATGTCGTTAGGTCGAACTTCCGTTCTATACTCATTATAGCGCCTTCCTCCAGTTCGTATATGTCGCACACGTAGCAAACGTAATCGGTAACGTAGTGTTCCATTTCTGAACTATAGTATTTGTTGTTACGTATCTCGTCGGGTACGGGCAATTCGTCCAATAGCGGTAGGTATTCCCCGGCTAAATACTTTTCTATCGCGTGCTCTGCCAGCTCGTGCGCTACTGTTCCTTCTTCTGATGCCGCGCTACTCGTGCTCTCATACGGTTCTTCTAATCGCGCGGAAGGTGTGCAGTTAAGCCAGCGGTGCGAACTGCTCGGGGAAAGCAGGGCATGCGCCCTACTTGTGTGGTCTATTTGTACTTTCATTCTTTTTAATCGTTATAGGTTTCAATACGTTGTTTCAATAGCTCGTACTTCTCGGGCTTGATGCGCATAAGGGATGCGCCGCCGAACTCCAACATGATATCCGTTAATTGCGGTCGGGTGATTTTCCCGGTTTTCATTAAGTCAATCATGAACGCCTGCATATCCTTTGCCGTTAGAGGCTCTTTTGAGGCTTTTTCAGGGGCTTTCTCTTCTTCGGTGGGCGCTTGTACGTGTTCGGGTTCAATCGTCGCTTGTGGGGCTTCTTTTACAGTCTTTGGCTTTACAGTCTTTGGCTTTACGGGCTCTCCGACAGTTACGGGTTTTCCAATTTCCTTTTTAACCTCTGCGATAGCGTCTGCTATTGTTTCCTCTGCAATAGCTACCGCTGTGGCTTCGGGATTTGCTTCCTTCTTAAATTCTTGAACGGGTGCGGCGGTCTGTGTAGGTTCGCTAAACGTCGGTACGCTTGTACTGTTTACGGGGCTTTCTGTAGGCGCTGACATAGCCTTAAGCGGTGCGCTACCAAATAGACGGCTCATTAGGTCATTTACAAATTCCACTTCTTGTGCGTTTGTAACGTCAAAATCGATTGTTAACGGTGTAATCTTCATTTTCTTTTCTTTTTATATGGTGAATAAATAATTTATGCTTCTTTGATTTGTTCGGCTTCCAAAATGGCTTGTGCAACCTTTGCCACCGTCTCATTGTAGAACTCTTCCCACTCGGCGCAGTAGATATACATCTCCTCAACGTTCACGGGGTATTTTGTTCCTTCCATTGTAGATACGTAGTAGGGGAGTATAAACCCCCTCGAACGTCGGCATTTCCTGCACTGCGTCAATAACTTGGTATTTGTTCTTTCTCGCGCTTGCCTGCAAGTGCCTTTTCACTTCATCAATAATAAACTTTTGCTCTTTCATAACTTTATCTTTTTAAATTGATGATGCAAATATAACGCTTTTGCTAATACGTTGGTTCACTTGTTAACCTTATTTAAGAAAATAGCTTCCATAAGGTTCTGCATGTGCTCGTATACCATACCGTTGTATTGGTATGCCTCAAATCTCCCGTTATGGCGTACCTCTGAAAAAGTATCGCTATACTCGTTGCCTGCCTCGTCTATAAATACTAATACGTGGCTTTTCATTTCAAACTGACCCTCGGTCAGCGTTTCCCTAAAAATTAAATCAATTGCTTTCATACTTCGCTTCGTTTTATACGTTAATACAATGATAACAAATCTACGTTCTTACTTGTTCACGGTTATTTCCAATTTAATGTCTTGGTGACCTCTTTTCTTTAAAAAAAACTATTCGGTGTTTGAATCCCATTCACTTTTCAAACTTTCCTTTTAAGGGTATCGTGTTCTTAGTTTCAGTAAAGAACAACCTTGTTTCCTTTTGACATTACAAAGATACGGCAAATATCAATAGGTTGTATCTCTTTTTGTGCTAATAAATCTTAATCAAAAGTGAAAGGATGTAAATGAGCAGTGTGTGTGGGCTAAAGTGCTATTTATTAGGGTCTTATCCTGCACAGCACAGAAACACACCTAAATTTCTAAACTTTAATATAGAATATAGTGGTTTTTACGGCTCGTTCTATAGTGGTAAACGGTATTTTCTCCAGAATAATGTTTTAACCCCTTTTTACTGTGTTTACTGTGCAATTATATATAAGTAGTTGATATATAGATAGTAGGACTGCACAGAGACCTGCACAGCAGCGATTTTTTACTGTGCAGGCTGTGTCTAAAGAATGTTAACAAAAAATGGAGAACTGTTAACAGCCCTCCATTTCCTAATTATTTTAACTTTACCACTATGTCTATACCCATCTTTGATTTGGGGTTTTTGTTTGATATGTCGTGCTCTATAGCCTTGACCCCCCATCTGAAAAACAAGAACTTTTTCTTTCGTACCGTGATAACTCCCGTTATCGTGTCCCTGCCTTGGTAGCTTAGTTCTGTACTGTCTTGCTTAACCCTCGCTTGTATCGTGTTCCAGGCGTCCCGGTATTCCGCTATGAGTTCCCCGGCTACGGTATCGGTACGCACAACCTCCTTTATTACTGTCTTGGTAACGGTACGGGTCGCCGATAACGCGTCTTTCACCCGAACGTTAAGCGCGTCCACCTCTTTATATAGGTCTGCGTTCGTTTTCTTCAGTTCCTTGTGCGACATCTCTAAAGCTTTACGCTTCACCGCCGCGTCTCCGAGCCTTGTTTTGTACTCTATCTGCGCATCGTTCATCGCCTCAACGTTACGTTCTAAGCGTCCTATCTCGGCTCTTTGCTTCCTTATGGTGTCTACCATCTTGGTTATTGCACCAAACAGCACCATAAGGACTGCAAAGCCTATAATTATCTTTTGTAGTTTACTCATAGCGTATCGCATTAATACGGTTCATCCATCCTTTACGGTATTTCTCGTTTTTGGGTCTCGCCTTGCATATCTCATCAATGAACTTTGCCCTATCGTCTTTAATCATTTTAAAGAGCGTAGCTGCGTCCATAGCGTTAAGGGCTGCAATGGTCTGCTTACCTACGATACCGTCCGCCTTGACGCCTAAAAGACGTTGCGGGCGCTTTATACCGTGCGACCCTGAAGCCCACACCCAGTCAACTAAGATATTTGCTACTGCTTGACTTTTGATTTCATCGGCTTTCCATCTATCCCAATACAAGGACTTGAAAACGTCGTGCCATTCGGCATCAGATATGTTTTTCAAGTCTTCAACGGTTGGGGCTTTTTGCCCCTTCCGCTTCTTGTATTCGGTGAATGTGCCTATAGTGATACCTTTGTTGGTTGCGCCCCCTAAGTCATCTGGGTCATTAACGAAACCGCCCTCCCACTGTAGAATGAACGGTACTAACTTACTGCTGTTCGCCATCTTCTTTCTCCTTTTCTTCTAAGGGTATTTCAAATTCGCCGTCCTTAATCTTTCTCTTAAGCTGAAAATACTTGCTATTCGCTATGCTGTTTAGCACCTTCACGAATTCATTTCCCGGCTGTACTACCCTTAGGTTTCTTGTTATGTTACGCGCGTATATAATAAGGAATATACCCGTGAGCACCCTTACTAAAAGCTTGTAATCTATTCCGGGTTCTAACATATTGCATGTAAGAGCAACAAAGAATAAAATTGCATTCGTCAAAAACAACTCCTTAACTGCCTGCATGGCCTTTTTGTGCTTGTAGGGCTGTCCCTTCGCCCTATCTGCCAAATAGCCGGCTAACCAGTTCAACGCGGTAACTATGACCACTAAAAATATAAAGTCCCGTATATCCGTAACTACTGCAAGAACGGTCACAGCAAAAAACGTGCGGAAATAGGTCTCTAATTGTTCTATCACTTGATTAACCCTATACGGGTGTTCGATACTGTACATGCCTTTATAAACCCGTCCGCCTTCATTTGGCGAATCAACGGTTCTATAAAAAGGTCTGCTTTGCCCCGTTCGGCTTCAAACCTCTTAACCTTGCTTGTATCTGGAACGACTATCGAGCCACCATAGGTCTGGATCTTCATACCCGTGCTCGTACTGTTTTGGTCTGCTATCTGTAGATACCGCGCGAAAGCGTAGTAGCAAATAACCTTTTCGAGTCCTGCGAAGTTAGGACCGTCCGGGATATATTTATCCGGTACGGCATCGTACATGCTGCCTATCTGCGGCAATATGTCGAGTAGGTCTGCCTCCGAGAACGCCTTTTCTATTTTATTGTTCTTAACGTCCGTTGCTATCTCAAACAACTGACGGAACACTTCCACCGGGTACGCTTTAAGGTTTGCCATCTTCTTCAAATTTATTATTAATTTCTGTAACTGACGGGTCAACCCCGAACACTTGGTACAACTCGCGCGAAATGCGCTGGCGTATCTTTTGCAAGCTATTGCGATAGACCTTTTGCAGCTCCTTTATAACCTCGCCCGAAGCGTTAGAATAGGTCATCAGCGAACTGTCAATAAGGGGTAGGGGTATGTTATATGCCGCTATCGCAATATCCTTTCTAAGGGGTTCTACGTATGCCTTGTAAAGTTCTCTATCTATAGGACTGCCTAACTGGTCTACTTTGATAAACGGTTTGTCCGTGGCTACGTTTTCGTCCCTCACTGTAAGCACCGAGCCAGCGTTCTCGCTACCCATCATTTCGGCTAACGTATCGCGGAACTCCTGCTGCGCCTGCTCGGTCTCGAAATCACCGTGCGACACGATGCTACACATGTGGAAACCCCTGCCCAAAGTACGGTTAACGTATTTACCGTTCTTGTCCTCCGCACCCATCTCGTTTCGTACCGAGTGGAACGTGCTAAGGGGGTACGGGCGAGTTGTTCCAAGGTTCACATATAATAGTTGCCCTTTATGGTTCTCGATACCGCCACATTCCTCTACTTCTGCTGCAAAGTTATCCGGGTCATACGTCGGGTATACCGTGGAGTTCTGAGCGCTGCCAGTTGCCCTGACGTTCTGCCTATCCCAATTATTGAAAACGCGCCATCTCTTTATGGCCGGGTCTTTCAAATAGTTGTCGTTCATCTCGGCACGGACATATTCAAACGGAACGTTGTACACGTTTCGGGGCTTGTAGCCTTCGGGTGTCAGCCCATACTGTACTATCCAAGCCCAGCCCCTAAAACGTGCGACATCGTTTGCCGTAGCCTCTAAAACATCGTCCATATTACAGCCGTTCCCGTTTGTTATTGCCGCGAAGTCCTTGTTTTTGAAGCCTTCACAAATAATGTTCTCGGTCATTTTCTCAACTGCTGCCATAGCTGTCTTTGAAGCGTATATAAGTTCTGCTATCTCCTGCGGATATAAGTTGCCGTCACCGTAGTTAATAATCTTATCGCCCGTATTAGCGGACAACTTAAGCGCTTTTTCGACAACAAGCGCGAAACGTCTGTAACCTATCATATTTAAACCTCCTCTTTATTGATTTCTACGAAGCAATCGGCGTAAGCCGGGTTTTCAGTCATAAGGCGTTCCGCGATTTCATCTGTCATGTTCGCGCTCTTATAGATAACGCCGTCAACGTAATGCACGATACGCGCGCCGGGCTTCATTGCCCATCTGTAAACCACCTTAGTTAAATACTTCGTTTCGTACCACAAAGATAAATATTCCATATCCATGTGGCAATTAGGGTCAAGTTTTAGCCCGGTCATTGCGTAATATGCATCCAACTTTTCTTGTAATGTTGCAACCTTCGGTTCAACAACAACGGGAGCAGTGCTTTCGCCCTGCCCCGTATTATTAGTTAATTCTTTTGCCATTTTCTTTTGATTTATTATTATTATTCTGCTGGTGTAGATAACGCGTCGTAATCCGCTTTACTCAAATAGTGAACCGTCGTACCTACCTGCCAATCCTCAACGCCGTAGGTATAAGTTATATATGCGCTCGCGCTTGAATCCCCCGACATCTCGGTACAAACCAACGGAGCACCCAAACCATAAACGCGTACTACATCGCCGTGGTCTACCGCGATAACAAGTTCTGCGCGCGCTAACGTGTCTACAATGCCCAAGGGCACAGCCGAACTCACCAGCGTGTGTGAGCCGCCGAACGATTTAAACGTAATCGATACGTCATAAGCCCCAGGCATAACATCCTGCGATTTAAGTCCTACTGTGACAGTAAGGGCGTTATTAACCGTCGTAACGTCATAGCCTACTTTCGTAGGTACACGGGTTATGACGGCAACACCGTCCGGGCCAACCGTAAAACTCGCTATATCAGAGGCGTTAATAAGCTTTGCACTCACGGGCTTGCCTAAGTCTGCCCGGTTTGGTGCGCCACAAGGCATAGCCAAACTCGCCGCAATATTTCCTATACATGCCATATTATTTTTCCTTTCTTTTTTAGTTAGTTACTATCCTACTGCTGCGTTAAAGAGAGCGTCGTAATCGGCCGCCTCCATAAAACAAGCATCCTCCCCGATAACGTTTTCGGGGGTCTCCATAGTTATGGTAGTCCACGAGCCATTGTCATGGGAGCTTTTGTCTATAGCGGTGGCGCTCATACCGTAGTACATACCATAAACAGCAGCCCGTTGCGTGTTTTGTACGTGCTTTGCTATGATAACGAAGCTTCCGTTAGTAAAAGCCCTGTTGATGTATGCTTGCACGTCGGTTTGGTCGGTATACGTAGATATAATAGTAGCCGAGTGAGTGTTCGCGTTCGGCGCGCCGTCGTTAACTTTCAACGCGGTTGACACAACAAGGGAGCGTTTAACGGTGTCAATCTTATACGCTTTAGCGCCGGCCGCTAAAGTTACACCCGATACACCCCCGGCCGCGTTCACTGTGTAGCTCACGATATCCGCCTTATTAATGATAATTGCGCTGATTAAACCAGTCGCGCCGCTGTCGCAATCATAAGTGATTGCGTGAATCAATTTTGAAATACATGCCATAGTTAAACTGATTTTAATATTATTGAATCACGAACTGCATTATAGCACACCACGTAAGCGTTTCCTGCCGAGCCTTCCGGGTCTGATAAGGTAACCGTTACAAGTGCTGCGTTCGCGTTGCTGTCGAAGTCCATAGCCGAACACTCGAGAGGGCATTGAACGCCCACAATCGCAGCAGAACTTTGCGCGTATTGCACCATCACATAGAACCTACCCGTAGCGAGTGTAGACATCATAGCGCCGTTGGCTGGCATCTTAAAAGTCACGGACGTGTTCAACCTCGCAGAAGCGTCCGTCGTTTTAAGCGATGCGGTATATTGTAGGTTTTGCTTATACCCTTCCACCTTGTAGCTTTTTGCACCACTGGCAAAGGATACAGCCGAAACTACTGGCCCGGCAGAAGTCAAAGTAACATCTTCCGCGTGCATTAGGTATATGTCCTTCACACCGATCTGCGGAATAGTACAGCCCACAGTGATGTTACCCGAAAGTTTATTTAAACAACTTTTTCCCATATTATTTGAAATAAAAAAGGGGCTGGGTTAATATCCCAACCCCTTTAATTAGTAAATGATTTAATTACTTTATGATTTCTCTGTCAACCACAACTGCATCTTCTCGGGCGCTACCAACATAGCATCAGCCGCGAACAAAGTCTGTGAGTAGTAGTTACGGCTCTTAGCGTCTTGGATGAACGGAGCGATAACCGTACCAGCGCTTTCCAGTGCAATCTGAATGTTGTCTTTCGGAGTGAACGCGATAAACGCGGTGTCCAAACCATCAGCCGTTGCAGCGTTAGAAACGTGTCTCAGTTCGTTAATCTTGTAACCCTCGAAGTAATACACCGGGCGGCCGTCTACGATATCGGACTGTGCTACGCTGTTATCACGTGTCTGCAACAAGTTCTTGTACAAGCGCATAACGTTAGACGTAACGAAGAATTCAGAGTTATCCAGTGTATCGGGGCGCTGTGCATCGATACAACCACGCAGTGCAGCGAGAACACTGTCTGTGTCAAGAACCAAAGCACCCTCGGTCATAGTGCTGTCCTTGTACTGCTTGATAATACCGCCGTTAGTGAAGATACCGTAACCAGTTGCTCCTTCCGATACGTTACCGTCCAACCAAGCCAAACGAAGCAAGTCAGCTTCCAATACTTTCAATACCTCGGACTGAATAAAACCAGCCAATTCGGTTTCAGAGAAGTTGTCATCAAGGTTGATACCCTTTGCTACCATCTTGCCCCACAAGCTCTGCAAACAGATTTCGATAGGCAGTTCGATAGGTGCGTGTGTGTAATACTTAACCTTGTCGGTTACTTTTTCGTAGAAGTATTCGCCACCGCATCCTGCCGATTTGCGCAACGCTTTGTCGGCTGCTGTAAGGGAAACAACGGGCGTACCGTTAGGGATACCGTTCATTACTGTAATGCCTTGTGAGATTTCACCAGCAAGGCCTACAGTTAAGGAAATAACCTCGTTTAATGATTTGAGGTTTAATTTGTTAAGGTCTGTAAATGTAAAAGCCATAATCTTTTGTTTTTAGTTATTTGTTGTAAAATCTTTTAGCTGCTTCTGCTACAGCCTCTTTAGACAATTTTGTTTCTTTCTTCTTCGGCATGTTAACCGCTGGCGCACCGGGTTTCGCTGTCGCTCTGCTAAACTGAGCCGTCATAGCCTCCAGTGTTGCGGTAAGTTCAGTAACCGAGGTTTCCAAAGCTGCCATACGGTTTGCAAACTCTTCGGGAACATCAGCGGTGGCTGGGGTTTCAACTTCAATCTCTTCTTCTTTTACTTCCTCTTCTTCCTTAGCTTCTACGCTTTCGATAACACCGTTTGCAATGGTGATAACCAATACACCGTCTTCTACCTGCACTTCTACTTTGCCGTCCGGGTGAACGTTGCCTTCGCTATCGAAAACCTTGTCACCGATAGCCATTGTTTCGCCTGCTGCCTCAATAGTGATACTTGCACCGTCTACGGTTTCTACAGTTTCGGTTGCAAAGCTTGACTTCTTGAGTAGAGAAGCGAAAGAACTAAAAAATTTGTTCATCTTCTTTTCGTTTTGATTATTAAATAAGCTTGTGGTGGCTGCTGGAATACCTACCAAATCGCATGAGTATAACTCAAAAAATTCGGTAACGTCCAGCACATCACCGTTTAATGTCTGATTGTTGATACCTACCACCGAAACGCCCAGCATATCGGGTTCGTTCTTTATCATCTCGGAGATGAATTTTGCCTCCGATGGGTAGGCGGCTTGTAATGCTTCGGACAATTCCAAATCGGCATAAGCTACGCCGTCCTCGAAGACGAAGTTAGTGAATTTCCCTAAATAGCCGTCCAGCATATCCGCCCCGTTATGGGTACGCCTGCAATGGATAGGCTTTAGGTTGCCGAGCGTTACAACACTTTGAACCGCGGTCTCCGTAATGACTAACGGAAATTCCCTGCCTTCGTATACCCCAAAATTGGTAGTAACCCCGGCTTGAATAATTCTAAGTTTTCTAAATTTCATATAATTTGTCTTTGTTGTAACACGTGCAAAGATAGGCAGTATATGGTAAACTGCCATCTCTGTACGAGTTAATGGTTTAAAATGTTGCCAACCCCTGGACTACTGACACATCGTTCTGTCCGCTGTTGATGTCCTGCACAGATACAACCGGGTTAGGCATGCTCATCACGGCATCGATAACTACCCCGGCGAGTTTGTTAATGCTTTCGTTTGATAGCTTCATGCTCCCGGCTTGCTTAACTACCCGGTTTGCTTCGGAAAGCCCGGTAACCATACCGCCGTCGGCAAACTTGTAAAGCCCCGACGTACCGAACGAATTGCCGCCGTGTGCTTCGTTGAGTGCAGACAGTGCGTTAATCTCGGCGCTCGCTGTCTTCTTCATGATGTAGACGTTCTCACCGCCTTCCGCCTCGAACACCTGCCCATTATCGCCCCGGAACGTAACGCCGCCTTGTGCATGGGAACGCCCGTATATCATACCACCCTTTGCATACTTCTTGACTGATGTGTTAATTTTCGTATCGGGGTCTTTCTGTTTTGCAATCGTAGCGACTTGTTTCATACCGAATGCAATAACAACTGCGGCTTGTGCGATACCGAGAATACCACCCGTGGCAAGAGCTTTTGTTGCGCCTAAGTAAGTATTTATTGTCGCTTGAACAACCGCAAACGCCTTACCTATAACACTTTGTTCCCCTAACAGTGTTGACATTTGTCCTGCAAGACCTGCGGTCATTGTCAGCTCTGCGTTAACGCGTGCTCTCGTGTTCTCCTCTTTCGCCTTCTCGTATTTGGCTTGTATCAACGCGGTGTCCGCGCCTATCTTCTCGGCTGCTGCAATCTCCTGCGCATATTGCGCATCAAGCTGTGCTTGTCGTAGGTCGTACTCATTTGTTATTTCTGCCATCTTAAGTTCGTGCAGGTTCGCCGCGTCCATCGCTTCGCGTTCCCTCATAAGAGCGTCCTGCTCTTCTTTACGTTGCATCTCCAACTGCTGTATGCCTAAATTAAATTCGGCTTCCTTGTTGGCGTATTCCTGCTTTGAGATGAGACCCTGTTCTAATCTGTACTTTTCAAGCTTTAAACTTTCCTCGACGTATGCCTTTTCGTTTTCTATCTTCGTTCCGATGGTGTCGTTTTCCAATTCTTTAGCCTGCATTGAAAGGTTAAGGGCCGTTAACGCTGTTTCCATCTGCTTAATGGTCGCTTCTTGCAAGGCGCGCTTTTGGTTCTCCGCGTCTTGCGCTGCCTTTATTGCGGCTTGTGCTTTGGCGCTCTCTGCTGCCTTGTAAGCCGCTGCATTGGCTGCTATCTGTGTCTTTACAATACTGCTCGCCTGGTTCTCCAGTTCTTTACGCTGTGAGATGTAATCCGCTTGGCGTGCCTGTAGGTCTGCCAGTGCTTGCATCTCGGCGCGTCTGTCCTCTTTGCTGGTGTAACTCAGTTCGTTCTGTGCCTTGATTTGATTGTACTTCTGCTGTAGTACGCCTATCTCGGCTTTCTCCATCTGCTTGGAAATCGCGATAGCCTTTTGAGCCGCCGCGTTCCGTTCCTTCGCGGTCTTTAGCTGGTCTCCTACAATGGTTCGTTGCGCCTCCAATTCTCTCCGCATCGCTGACAGCGTTACAAGGTTATCCGTTTCCGCCTCATATATCGCCAGCTCCTGCTTGGTGAGTGCTTTGGCTGCGTTCGCTGCCTTAGTTGTCCCCTCGGTAATCAGACCGATAGACGAAAGCAAGTTTACAACTTTTTCGCTCACCCACTCGAAAGCTTTTGCGACACCGCTCAGCATGTTGGTGATGCCGTCGAGTATCCGGGAGAAGATAACCTCAAACGGAGCGAATGCCGCCTTTAGGTTTGCCGCCATCTCGCTATTGCGTTTCATCAGCTTCTCAACCGTTGACACGAGAACCAGTATAACCGACACAACCGCCAATATCGGGTTGGCTTTCAACGTAGCGTTAAACACCTTTAGGATGTTAACGCCCCCGGAAAGAGAGGTAGCCATAGCCGCCGTAGCCCCAGAAAGCCCTTGTGTGCTGCTCATTGCTTCCTGTATGCTTTCCGCATAGTTACCTACGTTCCTACGGTTATCGCCTACAGCCTTCTCCATGTCTTTAAGTCTGTCGCTTATCTCCTTTGTTTCGGTGACAAGCTTCTGCCCCTCATCCGTGTTGTTGCGCGTCGCTGCGCTCATCGCGTTTAGCTCCTTGGTATTCTTTGCCAACTGGGCACGGAGCGCGTCTACGCTATCCTCTTGGCTGTTTAGTAGGGTGGTGTTCGTCTTTATCTCGCGGTTGTTATCGGAGATTGAGGCGTTAACGTCCAACAACTGCTTTTTCAAATCTATCTGAGCCTTTGCCGCATCGCCTACTGCCTTTTTATACTCGTCTTGTCCTATTGTCCCGGCCTTGTACGCCTTGCCTGCCTCGTCCAACTGCTTCTTCTCGTCCTTAAGTGCTGCCATTAGCTGGCTCTTTGTTTCTGCCAGTTCGACGGACTTTGCTATAAGAGCGTCCAACCCATCAAGGGCTGATGACGTATCAAACGAAAGGTCTAATAGAGTAACTTTTTCTGTTGCCATAATCCAAATTATTAATTTTTAACTGCGATTAACGTAACGTTCGCATTTCCTGTTGACACGTCCCAATTACTTAATGTCCTAAGGTAGAACCAGTGGTTAAGTTCACCTACGAAATAAAGCGCGTCAGACTTCATTTCCTGTATATCGAAATACGATAGGTTCATTTTAGCCGTTATCTGCCAACCGGGGGAAAAACGGTCGTAATGCCCTGCTATCGTAGCGCGATAACCGCTTGCACGGTTGAAATAGTTATCGGGCACGTACGAGCCTGCCAACCTAATCATAGAGGCGTACGGTCTTTGCGCACCGGGGTTCACCGGGAACGCGCTCTCACCTACTGTCTCCTGCGTAGATATAGCACCACCGTAACCGCCTACCGTCTGTTTGATTGAACCTACCTGCACTGCGTATGCTCTTGCAGCGCCCGCGGCTTCTGCAACCTTTATGCTTGATTGGTCTATTTTCCCCGTCCAATCAACCCGGTACGTAGAAATAGTAGACGGGTTGACAAACGGTTTCAGTGTCAACGCAAACGGGCTTGATTTAAATTCGTACGTCCAACAGAAGGCTTTGCAGAATGCCTGCACAATCTCGAAAGGCGTATCTATACCCATCGTCGGTACTAAGTCCCATGCATAGGTAGGGGCTGTGACCGAATTAATTTTGAACGATATGAAATACGCTTCCGTATTCGGCACTGTAGTAATCGGCGTTCCCGAATATACCATAGTCGAAGCGGAGGTAGTGAAACCGAAGTTCAAATCGTGTGTCGGTCTCGGCGTAACCAAACAAGACGTAGAACCCGGGCTTACCGGGCTGTACTTGTAATTGCCATCGGGTCTTACCGCGCCTCGCGCAAACGCCAAAGCGAATGTACCGCCGTTGCTTCTAAGATAAACGGTAGTGGGCGCGGAAGGTGGGAGGACAATAAACGAATCGTCGGTAAACCTTAAATCGAATTCCGAACCAGTCATGTAGGTAAAACACGTGGCTACCTCGTTGTTTTCCGCTATCATGTAGTTAGCCGCATATACCGAGCCGTTCAGCCCGTCGTGCGCGCCTTTAAAAACCAATTGGCTTTCCGCGTCCTTGTATTCCCCTGCTGTTTTAGTTACCCTGTCGGCAATGTATGACATAAGCAAGGGCTTTGACCCGTTCTCCGAATATATCGTAGGTATGGTAACGTTGTTGGGGTACGCATAATTAAGGCTATCTATATACGTCGAAAACTGATATGCTGGTGTTTCCAATTTAGGTATGGCAACCACCGGGGCGCGCAATGTCGAAAGCTTCGATATGTTTTCTATCAGTTCGAGGCTATATCCGTCCTCATCTGCCGTTACACGCGCACGGAACAAACCGCTACCGAACGGAATATTGAAGCCCCCAAAATACAATTCGGCACGATACGGGGCTGTCCTTATGAACTTCCCCGGGAAACGCTCGGAACGGAACACCCGGTCATTCACTTCTGAACGCGGTATGTTGATTGTCCCGGAGTAGCTAACCGTTTGCTCCGTGAATTTTAAAGGGTCTGGGTTGTTGATTGTCAGTTTCACCGAGTTAGGGGCTACACCGTCTATCACCTCGCCATTAATTCGTATTGTTAAATCCATATTGTTAAGGTTCTATAATTTCAAACTTGCATTTAAACGCCGCTACTCGTCCAGTCGCACCGCCTTGTATGTTCAGCGCGTTCGGGTTCTGTATTGTGACCCGTGCCCACTGGTTGGTAGCCAAAGGGAATACCCCGGCAACCTCGCCCGAACGTGAAAGCCAGTACAGCGCGTTTTGGTTATCGTCCGTGACTACTACGTTTATCGTAACGTCGTAGGACAACACGCGGTTGCCGCCAGAGAAGTTAACCAAGTAAGTAGGCACAATACGGTATTGGTCAAAATACATCGTATCATAAGCCCCTTCGCTGTTAAGCCATCGAAGCGTTACCCGTTTATTAGGGTCAGAGCAATACGGGTATTTACGTTCAAAACGGGCGTAGCCCCATACGTTGGCGTCGTTCGTGGTTCTGAACTCAAGCATAGACAAGCCCTGAGTCTGGGTAAGTGACGTATTACCCCAAATGCTGGACGTTCCCACACCGTTGTACCTCATCCGTAGTCTACCGTCCGAGTTTGCCGTAGTCTGCCCGTATCTCAAAGCAAAGTTAAACGGTGTACCCGTTAACGGACTGGTAAGAAACGAAGCACTGCTAAAGTCCAATTGGTTAAACAACCCGTTTCCGTAGTCCGATAGGTTGCGCGTGCTTCCTGACCCAGCAAACCGACCGTCCGCTATAGGCGCGTGGATAATGAATATACTGATGGATTTCAACGTACCCTCGGTGTATAATATCTGAACTTTATCGACGAAGTCGGTAAGCCCTAAGCCTGCGTTGATGCTCTCCGTTATGCTCGGTGTAGCTGCCGCCATCATCGACATATCCAAAACCGCACCCTCGTATGGGGTAATGTTAGCCGTTGCCTTCTGTGCTCCGTTACGTGAAAAGATAAGCGCCATGCTGGTAACCGAACCGGCCTGTTCCAAACGTATAGGGCGGTAAATGCCAGCGCCTATTCCGCCGATAGTCATACTCCCAGCCGCTGTCGCCGTCTGATTGTTTAATAGGTTTCGTATAATCATTGCTTTTTAGTTAAAATGGTTAATATCTCTGCCCTTACTATCCGGGACACCTCTACTGTGATACGTTGTACCATCTCGGGGGTTAGTATCTTACTTGCTACGCCGCCCTCGTTGTGCTCGTTGGGTACACGAATACCGTCGCGCTTGATAACGTATGCTATCGCGTATGCGGCTTCCTCGGGTATGTCCGTACCGGCGTTCGCGTTCTTGTCTTTTATCCATTGCTTAATGGCAGAAACGGGTGGGAAGCTTCCAGCCGCCCTCCCGTCTTCCATCTGATAGATATATGCCGGGCTTTCTATCTTCACGCCGCCTGCATACTCTATCACTTCAGTTTCTCTGTCGAAGCGACCCGAAGCGTTAAGCCTCATGCGATAGTAGTTAGCTACTATCTCGTCGCGTATCTGCCTAACTAATTGGGTAACTTCCTTGTTCATAGTTAAATATAGTTAAACCAACTGTAATGTTTCCTCGTCTTCGGGTAGTTTACATCGTGCTCGTTGCCGTATGCCTCCCTCTCAAAACTCATGCGGTCATAGGGCTTGTCGTTCGGGTCGCATGGCTTCTTCTCGAAGCTCCAACCGAAAAAGCGAATGACGTACTCAATACCATACCACAAGTAAAACGGCACGTACAGCATTTCGCGCATTTGCATCGTGTGAATGTGTTCGTGTCTTAGCGTCTTCTCGCTAATTACCGCGTTACCACGTACGAAGAGAATGCCGAATATGTTAATAGCTTTGAAGCCTTTAACCGGGATAAAGTTGTTTCTGATGATTTTCATGTTCTTTTGTTTTTAAACAGTGCACAAAAGTACGAAGTAAACCATCAGAAAACAAACTGTATCAAGTTCACGCCCCGTACTTGTATGCGTCGAACGTTGCCTCCCATCCCGACTTGATAGTATCGTACTGGTTCTGCACTTTGGCGATACGGAGCGAGCCAATCTCGTAACCGCATATAAAGCTTTTAAGCATTTCATGCAACAGTAGGTCTGTACGTATCAAAGTTGCTATCTCTACCTCATCGTCGCGCATGTAAGCCGATGTACCCATGCAGCGGATGACTACCGTGTAGGCGCTGCTGTTAGGTACGTTGGTGTCCGTATAGCTTCCGCTTGTTATGTCAAGCGTAAAGAAGTCGTCGCTCAATTCGTTTGCCGCTACATTCTGTACTGCGGTATCTCCGAATATCAGCGTCTTGCCCAGTGCTGTAGCACGGGCGTTCGCTGTGTTAATTATTGTTTCAAAGGTCATAACTATCTGTTTTTCATTTGTTGTTTCTTCATTTCTCGCTTCTCCTTCTCTATCTCGTCGTTACGTTTGGCGATAGCCAGCATAGCGTCCGAGTAGTTGATTTGCTTCGCGTCCTCAAAGCTACAGTGGAAAAGTTCTGCTGTAATCTGCACAAGCCCGAGAAGGTTCTTTGCTTGTTTAATCGTCTCGTCACCCGTCAACGCGCTTTCGCCCGTCTGCTTCATGTTCTGAAACACGATTTGTTCGAGACCGTCCGCGATTTCCATCTGTGACACTATGAACTTGTCAAGCTTTGCGGCATCGAGAATCGTCTCGGCTTCGTAGTTGTCATCAGTCCACGCCTTGATACGCTCGTTTGCGCCCTCTGCACGGCGCGTTTCAAGCATAGACCATAACGTTATACTCTCAACGTCCCTAAGTCTGTACACGGCCTTGCCATTGCGCGTAGCGACTTGTGAAGGTCGGCAGTATTTAATCATATCCTTAAGCAACTTTTCCTCGTCCTTGGTTATTTGGACTGTACCGTTTGCCGGTAGGTTAGCAACTCTTAATAAAACCTTTCGGTTGTTAATCGCTGTTATGCGATATATCCATTTCAAAATAAACTTTTTCATTATTTGGGTCTGTATTTACGTATCAAGAAGTCCACACCATAACGGAGCGCGTCAAGTGCGTGGTTCCACGCGTCTATAGCCTCGTTGGTGTACGTGTCCGATACTTCGTCTTTAATCCATTTGTAGTTATCCAGTTCATCAAGTAGCTTAACGGAACGCTTTGTTACGTGCAACTTGAACTGCTTCACTTGCGCAATGCCTGCCGCTACAGAGCCTCGCCCCTTGACACACGGTATTGCCCTGATACGCTTCTGTTGTAGCTCCACGATACTCTTTTGCTCCGCACTATCGCACACCGTTATCACGCGGTTCAGTGCATTGGCGTTCAAGTAGTCCGCTATATGGCTGTTAAGCAAGCCCTGCTCATAGCAAAGCAGGTCTACGTATAAGTCCCAGCCTTCCATGCGTATGTCGACAATCGCGGTAGGGTCATTCACGAAACCGAAGTCAAGCCCCAGGCATCTACCCGTGTAGGTTTCCGGCATATCGTCGATAACCTCGTACTCGGGGTAAACGTTACCCTCTACGCCGCCCGTCAAGCCTTCACCGTACACGCGCCACCAATTGGCATCGTTCTTGTTCTTCTCAATGGCTGCCACCTGCTCGGGGGTCAAGTACGGGTTATCCTTGTACGTTGAGTGGATGGTAACGTATCTGTCACCTACGAACTCGGTCTCACCCCAAAACTTCCGTACAGGGTTGTAGTCGATGATAACCTTTTTACGGGTACGGATATCAAGTTGCCTAAAGATTTCACGCGGTATGCTCTGAGCCTCGTTTATGAAAAGGATATCACGTGCAGGACCGTGCACCTTCCCGGCATTATCGCACGAGAAGAACTCTATTATCGTGCCGTTCGGGTATTCGTATGTACTTTCCGTTTTATTAAACTTGTTCTCGTCCCAATAGCCCTCGGCTGCTACCATAGCCTTGAAGTCACGGAGCATACCGCGCTTAACCATTGGGAACGTAGCCGCCACGCACGAGATAACGAGCGGTTGCGGATTGTTCAATGCGAGTATATGTAGCATCTGTAGGACTGCCCATGTCTTGCCGCTACGTGTACCGCCTTTAGAGGCGACACCGCGTATCTTTGGGTCTACGAAAGCCGCCAGTATCTTTTCAAAAGTAAATGTAACGTTCATGCTCTAAATGCCTCCTAACTTTTGTAGGTTCTTCACTGCGTCCTCGGAAAGCACATTGACCTGCATAGCCTTTGTGCCTGCTTCCTTACCATTGCTCGTCACATCTTTAAGGTCTCGCAGTCCTCTAAGCTTCGCCATGTAGTTAGCATCTACCACACCGGCAAGCGCGCTTTCGTCCATATCGGTTGCTATGAGTTCGGCGATAAGGGCGTACCCGGTCAATAGGTTAGCCGCGTCTTCGTTCCCATCGTCTGCCAACTTTTCAAGTCGTGCGCCGTTCTTCTTGAACGCTTGCAAAGTCCACCCGATAAAAAGGCAGAAGCCGCCAAGCGAGGGCGCACGTTTCTTCTCTATAGGGACTTTTTGCCCGGCTGCGTTCCCACCCTTTAGGACTTCATACGTGATGAACGGGTTTCGCGCGCAGAAGTCCATGTATTCTGCTACGTAATCTACGCATTCCTCTACTGTAGACAACGTTGCGCCTTTACAACCGCGCGTCTGCACGACTTCATAAAGTTCTTTGCACTTCTTCAAATCTGTTTTAGGGGTTGGGGCTTTGCCCGTCGCTTGCCCCTTGGTAATTGCCACCTTCGTATCGGGGGCGGCTTCCTTCTTTGCTCTTCCTGCCATATCTTTGTTATTTGATGTTAAAGTATTGCGCGTGTGTGCTCGCGGTCTCTTAAAGAGATGCGCGAGTAGTAGACCAGTCAACAAGCCAACAAGTAGTTGTGCTGTTCAAGCTATTCACGTCGCTTTCAACCACAGCACAAAGGTAGGCAACAAATCGCACCAGACCAACCGACGGGCAGTTATGCCTTTTTCACAAATAAAGTTTACAAATAAAATTATATTTACACGGTTGAACATGTGTGCGCGGTAACTACCTATCGCAAAGATAGTTACAAGCACCTGCACAGACACACACTTTTTTTTCTAAACTTTAATATAGAATATAGTATATTTTATACCCCCTAAAATACACTTTTCTCCAAAATAATGTTTTACCCTCTTTTTACTGTGTATCTGTGCATTTACATATAATATATTATAATATAAGGAGTTAGACTGCACAGCAACCTGCACAGTAGCGATTTTTTACTGTGCAGCTGTGCATAAAATATGTTAATTTTAGAGCCCCTTTTTTCTAAATATAAACAAAAGCCCAAATCTGACATTTTGTAATCAGATTTGGGCTAACCGCTATCATTTGGTTTACCTATAGGCTTTCGTAGAGACCACTATCATACTGCTAACTCCTATAGGTAAACCGCTTTCATTATGTCAATTTCCACCCGAGCGAAGACCTATGCCAATACCACGTTTGAACCGTTCCATTCTTGAACGTTGATACCCTTTTAATCCTTCCGTCCGGGTCAATTCCGTAGGTTCTTGATATGTCCTGCTCGTTTCTTTTCTCCTCTGCGAGGCGTGCCTCGTCTCTGGTAATATACTGCCTTTTATTGATGGGCTGCTTATACGTGAAGTTCTGGGCTGCTACATACTTCGCCAGCTTATCAATCCAACCGTTGCAAAGTTGGGCTTCCACATAACCGCGCCCGTACTTATCCTTTGTCACCCCGGCAGTATAACCGTGTCTCCTTATGAACTCCCATATAATGAATACATGGCAGTTGAGGCATACCGCCACATCCATAAAACTAACTTTTTTCATGCACAATGTTTTTTTTTTAAGCCTTATGTACTTGTAATGTGCCCCCGGCTCGCGGCTTCTTCATAAACACGTATCCGCCTATGCTCATTAACTCTTCGGGCGTGTGCCACGCGCCCACCTCGTCCGCCACACTTTCGTGCACTTCGGCTAAAATCACGTCTTTTAAGCCCGTGTAGCCCACTACTCTGATACCAATAGGGTATCCCACTTCGTCAACCTTTGCGGCTGTCCTATCGTCCCATTTAAGCTTATGGGGAAGCTTTGGTTCTTTAGTCATTTTCTTATTCCTGTTTTCGTTAAACACTCCATTACTCGTCGTAATCCCCATCTATATTACGGGCTGCAAATTTAGCCACAGCCCACAAACCCGTTACCAAACCAGCTCCTATCGCTATTCCAAATAAACACATTAGTGCTTCCATATCTTTTAAATTTTTGATGATACATTTTCTAAACCGTCTCCCATGCTCACAAGCTCACAAGCTTCATACCGCCGTGCTTACCACGGATATAAGCGGCTTGTACATTACCGTGCTCGTCCGTCGAGAATTGGATACCCCGTACGCCTTCATGCTCCTTGATAAGTTCGCCTATCGTCTTATGCTTCGGGGTTTCCGGCTCTACCAGCTTTTCCGGGTTTCTAATCATAATCTTCTAATCTATTAAATCGTTAATACTAACATACCAATAACTTTCGCAATCTTTAAATACTACATCGCCTACACCTAAGTTACACCAGCCGCCAAACAAAGTCGCGTCTGCTATCAAACTGTACGAACCGTCCCAGTATTCGGTGTACCCTACCACTTCCAAAACTTCGCCCCTGCTGCACCGGACTAATCGCCCTATGTACTTTTCCGCCGGGTGGGCTTCTCCTGGCTTAAACTGTGAGCGCTTCTCACTAACTGTTCTTAAATACTTCTCCATAATCTTCTGTTTTTAAATCGTTGATACAAATATAACGCTTTTCCCGTTACGTTGGTTCTTTCGTTAACATCATTTAAGCATTAAACTATCCCCCAGCGATAGCCCGTACTCTAATTGCTGTAGCTTGAAATTACGTTGTATGCTGCCCGCGGCGTTCTGTACTACAGTGCAGCCTACTAATAAAAGTAGGACTGCGATAACTGTCATTAACTTTTTCATTTCTTACTGTAGAATTCCATAAGTTCTTTAATACTCTGCATAAGCCCGTCCTGCGTCTGTTTCTTGCCTTCCAGGGCTTTTATTATCTTCTCGTCTACCGTCCCGGTGGTTAGGATGTGATGGACGGTTACGGGGTGCGTTTGCCCCTGGCGATACAATCGGGCGTTGAACTGCATGTATAGTTCCAGGCTCCAGGTGTTACCAAACCATATAAGCGTATGCCCACCTTTCTGTAGGTTAAGCCCGTGCCCTGCGCTCGCCGGGTGCGTTACCAGCACTTTAATCTTTCCGGCGTTCCACTCGGCTATCTGCTCGGGCTTCTCCAGTTTGACGGGCTTATACGCCTTTAGCTTCTTCATTATTCGGTCGAGGTCATGTTTATAAGAGTAGGCAACCAATACGGGCGAACCGTTCGCGGCCTCTACCAGCTCCTCGAGTTTCTCTAACTTCTCGTCGTGCAACTCGATAACCTTTCGGTCGGCATCGTATATCGCACCGTTCGCGAATTGTTGTAACTTATTGGATAGCGCCGCCGCACTTGCCGCGCTTATCGGCTCGTCCGAGTTAATAAGTTCCAGTACTTGTTCCTTCTCAAACTCCTTATACTGTGCCATCACTTTAGGCGACAACTCCACGCGGTCGTATATGTTTATGCGGTCGGGCATCTTCAAATAGTCCTCGGCTGTCATTGATATGGTTATGTCGCTGATAAGGTCGCTTATTTGCTGCTCTGTTTCCTCCTGGGGGCTTTTCAGTGCATAACTGTACACTATATCGCCGTTCCTCTTATTTGGTCTAAAAAACCTATCTCTGAATGCTGTGATTGATTTACCGAGCCTTTCCCCTTGGTCTATCAAATACATTTGTGCGAATAGGTCTATTAGCCCGTTTGGCGACGGCGTACCCGTCAAGCCTACTACTCGGGGGATAAACTTCCGAACCTTTCTGAGAGCCTTAAAACGCTTTGACGCATAATTCTTAAAACTGCTCAGTTCATCGATAACAACCATATCGTAGGGTAGCTTTACGCCCCCGTACTCCATTACCAACCATACAATGTTATCACGGCTAATCGCGTAGATGTCCGCTTTCTTCTCGTAGGCTTCCCGGCGCTGTTTAACTGTACCGTCGATAACTGAAATCGTCAAGTCCTTAAGGTGCGCCCATGCTTTAATCTCATCGCTCCAGGTTACCTGCGTTACCTTCTTCGGGGCAATTACCAGGCAATTAGATATGATGCAATTATCCAAAAGGTCTTTGATGGCGGTTAGGGTTGTTACTGTCTTACCCAAACCCATATCAAGGAACAACGTGCAAAACTCGTTGTCTATGATGTGCTGCACTCCCTTTACTTGGTATTCATGTAATTGCTTTCTTTCTAACATAACATTGCTTTTATCATTGATAACTGCAAGCTGAACTCGTATAGCGCCGCCGGGGTTATATGCCCTAATACCCGGTCGTAATCGGCCGCGCACTTGATGCGCCGCCCGTTGATTACTATTTCAGTGTGTCCTGCGATACACTTTAAATTTAAATCTATATAGTTTACCATAGCTTTATTACTTCATTAATTTAGTTTTGTAAAACACGCAAATGCTTTTGAAATCCTGCTCATCCGATACGTACCCCAGTGTTTTACGCGAGAGGAAATTAACATCGCGGGTAATATCCTGCTGGAGCCGCTTTAGAATTTCCTCGGTGTTACCGAACTTATCGTCACGGACATACAGCGCTCCGCTCTTTATGCTAAAGTACATACCTAAATGGTATTCGATTTCTTCTTTTAAACTTCTCTTTTTCATGATTTTTTTTTTAATTTGATGCTACAAAGATAACCCTTTTCCCGGTACGTTGTTTATTTCCTTAACATTTCTTAAGAAAAAGCTTATTGCAGCGTCCCTGCTTTCCAAATCATCGATAACAAATACTTTGAAGCCCAAAGCCTCTAACTTGCTATGTACTAATAACTGTATCTTAGTTGGCTTCTTACCGGTGGTCTTTATCTCGGCAAAGCCTACATACCCACCCTGACAAAGTATCATTCTATCCGGCAAACCTTTTATAAAGGTGGATAATAGTTTTATTACCCACACCTTTTTTGTTCCGTTTAGGCGCTCGCTAAATGTACGCTCTAAATCCTTTTCACTTATTATTTCCTTTGACATGTTGCATTCCTTGGTTAAAAATCTTATGCTCTGTTACTACCTTGGTGAACTTCCCACCGTCTTCAAACCACATATATACGTGTCCTTTCGGTGTGGCGTCCATGTAACGGTATAAGTTACCTTGTGCTATTATATAGTCGTGCTTCTCGTACGTCATGCCGTACGTACCGATTTCCATTGAGGTTGCGTGGTCTTCACCTTTTAGCGCAGACCATAAGCCAAAAGCGCGTTTGGGTAGCCAGTCATGTGTGAAATAAGACCAGGCACTTAACCTACCGAGGTCTAAATAAACGTGGTATTGGTCGTGGCCGAGATACGCGTATGGTCTGCCCTCCGATTGGAAGACACTGTATACCATATATACTCCGTCGAACTTTGCACTCTCATTGTATCGTAGTTCGGGCTTATCCTTTTCAGACGGGCAGATAACGGTTTTATAATCGGGTTCGTCGCTCTCCTCTGAACGCTCTGCCTCTAACTGTCTGATGCGTTCCTTACATACATGGATAATCTTTTCATAGTCCAGCTTCCTATCTTCGCCCTCTTTGGTACGCAATACGCGTTTAACTATGTCCGCGTCCCAGGGGTTCAAACCGTACTCCAGCCATATATCCCAGGGCTGTATCTTATGTTTTGAATAATCGGACTTTCCCACATTGTAATATCTAACGTTGCTCATAATACATTATCACTTTTTCTGTTTTATACTCAGATTTAAAAAACTCTCTTGCTGCCTCTACAGTAGCAAAAACCTGCTCCGTGGGGTGCACCGTTTTTAGCGGCTCGCTGTCTATCATTACTCTTACTTTTAAAATATGTACCATTGCCTTTTAGTTTTTCAGGTTAATAGCGTTCATTAAGTCCTCGTAGCTCTTTTCTGTCAGTTGGCGTGTGTAGGTGTGCCCTATCATTCCAATAAATGGCTTGTAATCTATATACATAATACGGCTGATGTGTTCCACGTTAATAAACTCTACTTGCAAACCACCCTTAACAACAAATGTTAATTCTACAAAATTTCCACTTTTCATAATCTTTTGTTTTTTAAATTGTTATATTCCTTTTATTCTGCCAACGCTTCCGCCATCTTTCGTAATTCACCACGAGAAACGGCTATGCTGAAATACTTTCCTACCGATTCCTCGATAACCCAAACACTGTTAAGCCTTTGGAAATGCGCGGTATTGCCGCCAGGGTTGTTTAGGTTCACAGTCTCGCCCTTTGATGGCTTATACTCGGCAAGCGATGCTAACGTAGCCTCGGCTTCTTCCGGTGTACCCAGGTGAACAATTAAATTATAGTTAGCGTTTTCTTTTGTTTGCGCCTCAATTGTTATACTTCCGTTCGTATCAATTAGCTTGCATACCCCCAAACGGAAGGACTTCAATACCTTGGGTTTACCTTGACTTGTAACCTGGGCGGATACGTTTACTACTGTGATTGCTAACACTGCTAAAACTACTAATACTTTTTTCATAATCTTTTGTTTTTAAATTTCTGATATATACTATAAACGTTTGCGGTTTTAAAAGGTTCACCGCAAACCTATATTTTTATTCTAAAACGGTTACAACATCATTTAAATTTACAAACCAGTATGTTTCGGCCTCCCTCACTACTACGTCCGTATCATGCAGGGCACTCCCTAACCAGCCCAGGCTCTTGCCGTCTATAATAACGTCGCACGTGTTATTAAGGTTATACCCTATTACTTCTACTATTGAGAACCTATCAAATACTGGTTTGGCTACGCGTTGTTCTTGCTCTTCTTTTGGTAGGGCACGCAATTTAACTAATACCTTTTTTCCTACTAATTCTTCTTGTCTCATAATCTTTATTTTTAAATTGTTATTATTTCCTTTTGACATTACAAATATACGGCAAATAACGATAGGTTGTATATTTCATTAACACCATTTAAGAAATAAATCCCATTTAGTTATTCTGTTAACAGTTAGTTAATATTTGGGGGGCTTTTACGCCTCCTCTGTTATCACTCGTTAACAATACGCTCAAACCCTCGTACGCGTCCGATGCCTGCGACGGTTTTTCCATTCGCTGCGCGTTGCCACCCTTGTACCTTAGACATGATAGCCGCTATCTCGCGGCTTTCCTTGGTCGTTACGCGCCCTACTTCCATCTCGAACACGTCCGTAGCAATCTGCATAATAGACACGAAGTCCATCTTTTCCAGTGTAAAGTCTTCCGGGTCTATCTTTGACGCGTCGTATTCTCTAAAGTACATGCGCCTTTCATTCACATACATACGTCTCCAATCTGACGGCACAAGCATGTTCAAATACGCCTCTACTGATGCGGTACGGGGGTCTGCCTCGAAATGCTCTTCGCGTCCTTTCTCGGCGATTTCCTCGGCTTCACGGGATAACAACGTACTCACTTTTCGGAAATACATTTGTACGGCTTCCGCCCAAAGCTGGTCTACGTAATCGTCGAAGCCCTTCTCAAAGATAAGGTGCGTATTGGTGTTCGCCTTGACCTTCACGGGCAAAAAGCGTCTGCCGCCCGTATCGTCCTTTAGAAATTCGTCCCTATTCGTCGTACCTATAAAGATACACTGCCGGGGAAAGTTCTTCGTAACACGCCCGTATGCCGGTCTAAAGCTGTCCTCTGTTTTAGATATGAAGTTTTTCACGCCTTCAACCTCTGAACGTCTCATTGCTGACAACTCGGCTACCTCCAATATCCAGTTACCCTGCAACTGTTCAAACGCGCCCTTACCGTCCATGCTTGAAAGGCTATCGGAGAACCATTGCTTACCCAGCTTTCGGATGAATGTGCTCTTTCCTGCGCCCTGCTCGGACTGTAACACTAACATACTGTCGAACTTGCAGCCCTTTTGAAAGATACGCTTAACCGCTCCTACCATCATGATACGGAATGCTTCACGGGTGTATATGTTATCTTCCGCCCCCATGATATGGATAAGCGCCTTATCAACTCTTTCGATACCGTCCCACTTTAATTTGGTTAGGTATTCCTGCACTGGGTGGAAAGAATTCATTTCCGCGGATAGCGCTATAGCGTCATCAATCTTTGCGCTATTTGATATGCCGTACATGTCCTCGATATGTTTACGTACTCCCGAATAGTCCACGTCTTGGAAGTCCAAAGAGGTATCTTTCGCGCGCCATAGGGGTACACGGGTAACAACCCGGCGTTCCTTAAATAGGTCTCGTGCAATAAGCCCCTTTAGGTTCGGGTCGTACTTCATTATCAACCCTAAATTCTTTGCAGACGGGAGGTAAGCGCCGCGCTTATCCGTTTCGAGTTTCGCCATCGCGTCCTCATACGTTGTCGCTACGTCGCTGTCTGTTGCTTCTTCTACTTCTATAACATCGTCGAAATCGTCCATGATTTCACCAGCCTTAACTGCCAGCATACGGGCGCGCGCCGCTGCCACCTTTGCATCCTTGTTCACAAGTTCGTTCATAGCCTCGGTAGAGTTCTTTCTATCCGCGCCCTTATCCAACTTACCGAATTTGTGTACACGCACAAGGTCGTAGGCATTAAACACGTGGTTGCCTTGTATGGGGTCATTGTTATGGAATGAATAAGCGAACATATCATTAAAGGTAATCATACCGCCCGAAGTAGAGCCACCCGTATAAGTCCATCTATCATCCTGCTCGGTAGGCTCGTACACGTCCGATAGGTATTCCGCGATAACCTCGCTAATCGTGTATGCCCGGCAAAAGTCACCCACATTACCCTCCTTCAATGTGGGGTCTTGTTGTTTTTTAACAAGCGTCCGGGCTTCGCCCTTCTCGTCCTTGTGGTACGCCCATTCGGTTGTATCGCTCCAATCCTCGTACATGCCCAAATACTTTTGCACATCCAAAGGGCTTTCGTTAAACGCCGAGTAATCTATAAACTCGTAGTCCACATCCCGGGAAACCGATGGGAAAAACATACAGCGCTCGGGCTGAAAGGTGGTGCGGTCGTACAAGTCGATACCCGTCAACTCCGCGACCTTTCGGGCAATAGCCTCGTATTGCGCCCCGTCCACTGGTTCAGACAACGGAATGATAACACGGTAACGGAACGTATTCGCCTTCGGGTTATGCTTGTGCGTTCCGTGAATGATACACGCGCAATTGATAACCGAGTAGAATGCTTCCGGGAAGTTCTTTTCTCCGTAGTCAATATCAAGCGCCAAAATAGAGCGTTCTCCGACATTGTTTTTGCTTCTACGGCTGCCGAACAACTCGCCACCCATGAATGCGCCTACGTCTTTAATGTTACCCTGCTCGGCTTTGCTCGCGCTCATAAACTCCCGGTACGTCTCATCCGTAACGGTTGCCTTTGTCAGCTTCTCGGTCAGTTCGTCCCATGAGTAGGAGCGGTTTTTCCATGAAGTAGACTTCGCGCTGCTCGCTGTAGCAATTTTAAAAACCATTTTTCTCAATTCCATAAATTTAATCTTTTTTGTAATATTCAGTAACATAACCTGCTGCTCTTAATGGTATGCCCTTTGCCCAACTCGGGGCGCTGCACATGGCATCACACATTATTTGCAGCGTCTTTTCTTCGTTCCCGTCTTTCGGAATCTCGGCGGCAATCTCATCATGCACATGCAGAACGATATTGAAGCCCAAATCGAATACCTTAAAAATCGCATTTGCCAGCAAGTCACGGGCTATCGCCTGCACAACGTTCTCGGTTAACTTACCTCCGTAGGTGTTTAGTTTAACCCATTTCCCGGAAGTTTGGTCTTGACCCATGTAGGATATATCTTCAACTTCAAACGAGCCGTTAACGCCCTCGATTGTGCGTCTACCCATTCTTGCAGACGGGTAGAAT